CCAAATTTTAAATCATACGCTGGTCTTTCCCAATAGAACAAATATCTACCTTCGGCAAATACACCTAAGTTGTCTTGTAGTTTAACACCAAAGATTGCACCAAAGTCATAATCATTCCAAGCCTCCAACATGGCCTCCATATACTCAAACTGATGGGCATCTTTACCATCTTCTAAATGTTGTTTATATGCATCCGCATTATGGTATGAATATTTATCGTGCCCATAATGATATGGTAACCAATTACCCCACGCGTGTAACCACCAATTCTCGGCGTAATGATAATAATCGGCTCCTAATACAAGACTTGTTTCTCTTTGAAATCCAATACCCCTTTTAACACCAGCAATATAATTTTCTAACATATTTGGAAAGTGATATACGAAAAACTCTCTGTCGGTGTAAGCGAATACCTTACCATCCGAATCTCTCCACAACCAATCATGTCCCCAATATTCTCCTTGACCATTCCAAAACGGGCCGTCTCCTTCAATCGGCACCCACTCACCATTTACATATTCTAATAGTTCTTGATGAATCCAATCACCATTTTCATCAACGGCATTGGCATCACCCCATTGGTTATCATCAACACCAAAAGCATCTTCAGCAAAATCCCACCACGAACCTCTATACCATGTAGTATCCAATACCATAGCATCAAATCCATATACAGGATGTTGTCTATGTTTAGCACCTATACTAATAGTCAACTTATCATCCAAAATAGGTGGTGTCCATTTAAATCTCAAATCACCTTGACCATAATTAATATCTTCCAAACCCAATTCTGTCCAACCAATCTTAGCCATAAACCAATCACCAGTATATCTTAACCAATACTCTTGATTAACATAATCATTACCCCATTGGCGACCCTCTGACCATTTGATTAAATACTCATAACCCTTGACAGGTCCGAATGTTGCACTCTCGTTATAGTTTTCTTCGGAACCCTCGTACCAAGTACCACCATTTCCTGCGTTCTTAACACCCCGTTTTGGTTCATACTTAAAACGACCAATTTTCCTCAGTCCAAATGACTTTTGAAAATCTGGTTTTAACTCACCTTCGGTTCTTTCAACTACTAACTCTCCAGTAGACAATCCACCAACGATAGAAAATTTATCATCTTGATATCTTGGTGCATTTAAACTAAAACTTGCATAAGCAGTTGAATATTTAAAAAATTTCCAAATTTCTGTTTCCGCAAACAAAGATGAGGTCAATAATAAACCCAATACAATCTTCTTTAACATCTGTTTTCTCCTATATATTTAATAAATTATATACAATTATAAATATCACGTTATCATTTAAACGTCAAACCGAACCACTACGGTAAAACCTTCTCCCTTGTCACGTTTGATGGGTCTACCCAATTTACTAATAGCTAATAGTTCACAATTATCATTATAAAGTCCTACCGTAGTAATATATGGTGCGAAATCTGAATGTGTTGTGTGATTAATACCAAATTCCGTAGCTTCGTAGCTTGATTGTAAAGAACCACTTCCACCTTGTGGATTATCTCCAGGTGCAAAGACTCTATGAACCTCTGGTGACCCAGCCGCTACACTTATACTACCACTCCTACCAGAAGTAGCACTAATATTCATCGTTCTATTAAATTCCGATTTACCTATATTACAATATATTTCATGTTCATATATAGTATGGGTAGCTTTATAATCCAACTCCCATCCATCTGTACCTTCACCACGACCCGTTTGACCATATGAACCAGTATCTGTAATACAAATTAAACCTTGTTCATAAAAAACGTTTCCAACCGCACTACCACTACCATTTGCAGTTAATTTGGAATCATCAAAACTACTACTAACAAAAGCTGCAAAACTAGCCGAATATGTATTATCATACAAATTACCACGACTATCGTCATATAAGGTGAAAGTTTGTGAAGTACTATCGTCTGTTAATTTAACACTACCAGGTTTTATTTGTTCCCCATATAACTTTTGTGGAACGGATATAACATTTACTTTGTTGTGTAAATTACGAAAGGTTTTGTTTGTATCTGAATTACCAAAACTATGATATGGTTTGTTACCATCTCTATAATATAAGTGTCTAATAGACCAATAAGTTGGAATCTTATAGAATGTTCCAAGACTATATGGGTCTTTACCTAAACTTTTGGATGCCTCATTGAATGCACCGAATGAATGAGACTCAGCTTGATGTTTATCAAAATTATGTTTACTACCCGAAAGACCTTGTATAGAATAAACACCACTTCCACTATCAACATTTGTGAATGTGAAATCTTTATAAGTTTTAAAGGGCGTTATTAAAACATCTTGTGGGCCGAGATTCTTAAATATCATGGTTGCCCTCTCCGTTTATTAGAAGTCTAATTTGACTTTTATAATGGCTTCCCTTGCGTAAGATTTTAATAAAGGTTTACTTAATTTAGCTACAGCTAATAGTTCATTATCATCATTATATAGACCTACGGTTGTAACATAAACTTTTGGGTCTTTGTGAAATGATGGAATAGTTAGTGAACCATCAGATTGTGTAAAGAAAGTTGGGTTTGAACTAAAGTTGTATCTTTTATTTCTTACTCTACAAAAATAGTGAGTTGATGAAATATTTTCTTCTCTACGAGCTTGAAATTTAGCTCCACCATTCAATGAATCAAGAAATTTTCTATTATTATCTTCACTACCCAATACAGTTCTCGCAGTTCCCATTGAACAACTAGCATCAAGTTGAGCGGCACTCAATACAAAGATACCTAAATCTGGATAGAATAATCCAAGACCACCACCTGGTTGACTTGTAGCCGCCGTATTAATCAAGGCTAAACCACTAGCGATAGAACCACTAACAATGTTAAATACTCTACCACCTTTATTTACTGATGGGTCAAGTGTTGCACCACTATCATCAATTAACTTTGGTACGTGACCAACTGTCTGACCAGCACCAACGGCTGCACCTAAACTTGAACTTAGTTGTAGTTCCCAATTACCTGGGTCAACTTTTTCACGAATACGACTTCTGTTAATCGTGATGAAATAACAATCGTCAGCGTCAACACTACCAGCCATTGTAAATTTCTTATCATTCGGTGTCAATAAAATATTTCTGAATTGTGAATATATAGCTTTAGTGGACGCATTATCACCACTACTTGCCGCACTACCACTACCAGCGTAGTGACCATATGCCACACCAAATTGTACTTGAGCCGTGGAATCGGCTGGGTCATTTTTGTATATATCCCTATAATAATCACCACTACTAGCACTTTGTGTAGATGAAGTATAGAAAGAAGTTAGACTTGAAGTACTTTCAGACCACAATACCGATGAAACGGCTTGTTTCATATTTTCAAGTACATCATTATCGGGGTCAAAGACCGTATATATACTTGGTTTTGTAACAGGAGCTGGTCTTCCAATTCCCTTTCCGAGTAGTTTGGACGCTACGGCTAGACCACCAATCCCTTTTCCAGACTTTACAGCATCTTCTATCTGTATAAGTTCTTGGGTTGATAGTCCCTTTTTTTGTTTCATCTTAGCCATTTTTTATCTCCTATTAATTCGCAGTTACGTTAACTGGTACATCAGCTTTAACCGTAACTCCAATCGTTGCAGTAGCACCCGTTTCGTTACCAACGATGGTGACTTGTGTAGTTATTTTTGAAGACAATGTTCTTGCAATTAAATCAACAGATTTAGCTACAATAGTAATAGAATTTTTTCTATCATCATCACCAATAAACGTTGGAATTGTAGCTCCTTGAGCCGAAACTTCACCACCAGCTGATACCATCATTCTACAAGAATCTGAATTATGTAGTACAAATGTGTATCCAAGAGTTGCATCTGAAGCATTTCTTGTATTTGGTGATAGAGTTTGTTTAATACCAGCCTTTTGGAAAGTGAATGACGCAGTTGGAATTTCTAAGATAGGCATCTTCGCCGTATTCTTAGGTAATGTTACCAACTTATACCTCATCATCTGATTTTCATCAGGTATCGCCTCCAATAGTGGCATGTTTTCAATTACCGCTCCGTAATAATTAGTACCCTTTGGGTTTGTTACATCCCACAAGGTATAATCTATCTCGTCATCTGATAATGCGAATTTAGTAATACTAAATTCATTTCGACCGCGTGCTAATAACTCTCGACCTTTCTTTGTTAGTATCGCGTCTACTGTTGTTGAAGAATTATCTAAAAATCCCATGTTTGTCTCCAGTGATTCTAATTTTGTTATAATAAATTTTCGTCATCACAATTTTTATGAAAATAACTTTTTGTATCATATATAAATATCATGTATTATGTTTTTCGTGTTATTATTCCACCGTTAATTGTGAATCTCCCGATTCATTGGTTGTTAATACGGTAGGTGAAGTAATTGTGATTTCAATTGCTTTCTTCCCGTCTGTTGTTGTATCATCTGTTTGTTTACATCCCTTATAATACAAATTTTGTAGAGCTGTTGTACTCTCATAAATAGGTGATATGTCAGAAACATCTAATGAAGATGATTGTGCATAAAATCTTTTGTGTGCTTTTACATTAGTATTACCACCCTTATAATATTCTACACTTGAAGTGAAAAAATAATTTTCTATAAGGTGATAACTATTTGGTCTTGAACTACTAATAAACGGAACCGTTACTTCTTCCATTATAGATTTCCCATTCTGACCACCAGTGATACCACCAGACTTTATACGTGACTGGCTATATTCAGTATCCCCCCTTGTTTTAGTATTAAAACTATATAACGATGGTGTATTAAATACATCGTTAGTTTTAATCTGAGCCGATGAGTTTGGCCCGTCTTCTAATATATTTGAAAAGTCTTCATAACTCCCAGACATCGTTATAACACTCTGCCCAATATCAAGATTGTCCGCCAATTCAAGTTTATATAATCCACTAAACCCAGGATACATAGATTCACTAACAAACCCTTCTTTATCAATAAATTCCCCACCAAATGCCGGAGTTAATGATTGACTTGTAAATCCTTGGTGATAATCAGTTGTACCCGTAGCACCAGGATGTACAGACTCACTCGCAAATCCTTGATAATAATCTGTAGTACCAGTAAATGCCGGAGAAACGGACTCACTCGCAAATCCTTGATAATAATCAGTAGAACCATAAGTAGCTGGATACATTGATTGACTTGTAAATCCCTCGTAGTAATCAGATGTGGCACTAGCCGTACCAAATCCCATTGACATAGAACTTTCAAAGTATGGATTTTCAAGTGTTGGGTAATCCATAAATTTTACTTTATTACGTCTTAAAATATTTTCTTCAATTAACGTACCTAATGTAGCATTCGCTCTAGCAGGAATTAAAGTTTTTACTTGTTGAAAAATAGCTTTATCAAAAAACTTCAATACTCTCATATAATCCCAAAAATTATTTGGTGAATTATATTTTTTAAAGTATTGGTCACGTATAGTTTTTAATCCACTATAATATGTTTTATATTGGTCACGTGGGTCACCTATATAATCGGAAATATCAAGGTTACCTACAGAAAAGATTATATCTTCGTTTATAACATCGGTTGGAGCAAAGTAAATACCAAGTTTATTTGAATCGGTGCTCGCTAAATCATATGCACTAACTTCATTTCTACTGTCTACCGACAATTTACTTCCATAAATTAATTTACTTTCTTCTATTCTAACTTTTGTAGCTCTTCTATTTTGTCCACCGATTTGTGGTACTAACATTTCTGTTACATCTTCTGTATTATCGTAACTATTTCTATCTGGATAATTTTTAGCACTACCAGACTGTACATAACTTTGGTCAGCACTTGTATCAGTTATATCTACAGAACCAGTTCCATGATTTACATATTGGTAGAATGGATATCTTAAAACTAAATCGGTATAAGACGCTGACGGATGGTTACCATCATACGCTTTTGGAGCTCTAACATGGTTATCAAATGAAGATTGTGATAATGCCGTAGTCCAATATCTAAATTCCATCATTGAACCAGTCATTTGGTTCCCAAAATCATTTGATGTCTTACCACCAATGTAAACAGCACCAGTGGATGTAAACGCAGTATTCTTAGAACTATCTGTACCACCATCAATACTTAATGAAGCGGAAGATTGTAAATAAATTTTACGTCTTGTAGCATCATACTTTTTAAGATATAAAGTATAATCTATATCTTGTGTATTTGTATCCGCAGATAATTGAGCTCCACTCGAACTAACCCTTGTTAACATAACTGACCAAAACTCATTATCAAATACTGGTAAAGCTGAAGATGATATTTCGTAATCAGTTCCACTACCACTTAAAGCAAAAGTTAAATAACCATAATTGTCCGTTCCAGACCCAGATGGTTTTAATTGTAACGCCCAATCAGTACCCTTTTGTACAAGAGTTTGACGTAAACTACCCGAAGATACGGCTCTAAATCTTAATTCTACCGTATCTGGTTTTCTACCAGTACTTGTATCGTCAACCCAAGTTGTTTCTACATTTTGATTACCAAAGAAATTTAATGACCTTGTAAATTTACGAGTTATTTCAAAAGCTGGATTTTGGTCTGAAAGGTGTGGGCCTCCATATTCTCTAACTCTCAATATTGTTGATGGTAATCCATAACAATTTATTAAACCTTTTAATGCACGAGATGTACCTTTTGATTTCAAAAAGAACGGCATATTAACTAATACCCGATTCCAAATTTCTCTTGTTATATCTCGTTCAGTTTCGGCCGATGATTGTATAGCCGTATTAGAAGAACCAGATACTTGGACACCAAGAGCGTATTCTGGTAAACTAATTAATGATTTACCATCATAAACTTTCCAACCTGACGCTTTAGCTACTTCATGTACTAAATCTCGTGATAAACCTTCATTAACTTTATTAGTACGATGATTTATATCAGTTAAAGCTTTTGTATACAACCATATGTCATCAAAGTGGTGGCCTATCATGTCAATAAACTTTAAAAAATCTGTATTGTCATTGTCATCACGTATATGTAGTGGTAAATTATTAAACAATCTATCAAGATTTTGTCTGTCATATAAAGACGCACTATCATCATTTCCAAGTTTCCAACTTTTATATTGACTCGATGTTGAATGACATAGAACATATGGATTGAGTAATGTCCCAGTTCCACTTGATTTTGGCCAACCAGTATCATAAAACTCACCAAGTGAACTTGATTCATATGATGATGATTGATAATAAAGATATTTTTCAAAACTATCAAAATTATTTTTTACATCCCATATGTTTCTTTCCGCACTTTTTATATCATCCGATGATGCACTAACAGAATTATACGAATGACTAACACTTGTATAATGTTCTATTCGTTTTATTTTATATTCAAAATTCTCATATCGTCTTTGTACCGAACTAAATTTTATAAAATTTTCATAAGTCGAATAATCTGGATTTAATTCTACACTTGAATCACTTTGACTAATAAATTTATTTTCAATGTGTGTAGCTACTTGTGAATTTGTTGATACAATTTCTTGTCTCGTTTTAAAATCAGTAGCTTCAAATTCTATTTTATCCGCTATAACTTCAGAGTTAAAAGATGCATTTCTTAATACAATACCATCTACTTTATCATCTACAAAATCAATCAATTGAATATCTTGTTTTGTGGATGGTAACATCTCTCTCGACACATGAACAAAGTTTTTTTCTTCCACATCCACTGGTAATGGTTCATATAATTTATAAACCATAGCGTGTGGATAATTTTTCCAATTCAACTTATCACTTCTAAAGTTAGTTACTAATGAAAATTTATTGTTACCCAAATTTATAAGTGTTCTTAAATCCCGTTTTTCTTTTAATCTCCAATTAGATTGAGCTCTGGTGAATGGATATTCCCACTCTTGTCCCTCTAACCAAGTACCTTGTTCTTCTTCATTTGGAGCTGGTGTACCTGGATTTCCCCACACATGACCAGTTCTTACAGCTTCTTCACCCCAACTCCTATCTACCGTAATTAAAGAAGAGTCGTCATCAATTGATTCGGCATCTGTTATTTGTGCAACATAAGGTTCATAGGTTGGAATATATTTTACATCATCAATGTATATAACTTTAGATACGGTACTAATGTTTCCACTATTATCTCGTACACTCGCTTTAGCTACATAATGTCCAGGTATTGTATATCTATGGGATTCAGTAAATGTTTCGTTATCATAATATTTTCTAACTTCTAATTCTAAATCTTTTTCTAAAATGGATGTACCATCACCGAAATCAAATTCATATTTTACAATTTGACTATCTACATCTTTAGCACCAATGATAAAAGTAACCTCATTTTCTTTATCAGAACTATCCTCTTCCAAACCATGAGCATACATGGCAAGTTGTGCGGCTTCATTTGGTAAAATAAGAACCTCTTTACTTGCTAATTTAGTATATGTATCCAGTCCATCAGACCACAATGTAGTTACTGTTACCTGATAACTACCAGCCGACTTATATATGTGATTTGGTATTGGTGATTCACCGTCAACTTCATCATAATCACCATCACCCCACTCCCAAAGATTACGTACAATATATGGTTCTGTTTTAACGGCTATTTTCTTTTCATATCCGTCTACATCACCATCGGCATATTTTATAAAAATATTAGTTGAATAAATACCAGGGTGTGTGAATGTGTGTTCAAATGGTTCCATAAAACCCGGTTCGAGTATTTGTTCTTCAAAAGTTCCATCTCCCCATTGCCACAAAACACTTATAGCTAATTTAGGTATATAAAGACACGGGTCGTCTTCGTTTTCGGTAACTGCTAGTATCCACCAATTCCAAGCTCTATCATCGGTACAACCACTTGTTTTAACGTCTGGAATTATTTGTTGAAATGGTGGTGGTGGATAATCGGCTACTGAAAATGGTGATATTGTTCTACCACTTTCTATCCAAGCTTGATAAGCATTTAATTGGTCTTGTGAAATCTGACCGGCCGATACTGCACCAGTAAACCAATCGTATAATTCGTGAGCATCTCTAAATACTGGTACCTCGCGTTCCATACCCTCATCATCAGTAACAATCCTGGTCACTTGAAACATTTCCCCAGCATCATCTGTCTCATATAGTGGCATTGAATCCCAACCATATATCTCTGTCCAGGTTATAACTTCTTCTTCAAACGCCGTTACGGTATTATTAAATTCATCTACCTTCGACTCCCATTGTGTTATTTTATCATTAACCACTTCAATAGTATACCCAAATTCTTGCATTAAATTACCACGTGTGGGAGCTTCACCCATATCAGAATATAATGTCCAATCTCTATTATTTTCGGCTTCTAAAACGGCCCAATGCTTATCTCTTACTTCTATATCTGTCAATCCTGCCACGGAATCGGCCGAAAATATACCAACATGACTGGGTTCACCTTCTGGTACACCATATGAACCAATTTGAAAAGCGAATGGTCTAATAGCTACTATTGGAAGTGTAGCTATTTCGAATCCACTATTTTTCCAACTACTATAAGCTTCAACATCGGCCGGTGTGAGTGAGCCAATAGTTAAAGCGTTTTGTAACCAAGCCGTATTTAATAAAACACCTGGTTCTATTATTGTTCCATTACTAAATTCAAATGGTACTAAACCAAGACTTTCAAAATAACCAGCCGTATCATCAACTTCTCTCAAATCAAGTACGTTTACAAAAAACGCTCCTAACCAGTTCGGTTGAGCCTCTTCTTGTGGCGGGACGAATTTAACATCAATCCTATCACCTGGTAGAAATTCAAAGGATACTTTCTCACCAACTACTTTCCCTCGTTCTTCTAATAAAATTGTATCACCTGTATGTGAACCATCAATAGATACCAACACATCATTTTCTTGTATATTATAGTTTGATAACTCTTCTCCTACAGGATACCCAAGTATTTCAATATATTCTGCTCTTGTATCTGTGTAAGCTGCTACTTGTGGGTCAATTATTGTTTCTTCTATGGTTGAATCTACTTCATATTGTGTTTTGCTCAATGCAACAATTGTTTCACCATCTACGATGAATCTATTACCTGAAACTCCCGTAATGGTGTAGTCAACAGTACCCCATCTAATTACATCACCAACTTCAATGCCATATCTTGTTTCGGCACGTTCCATAACACCTTGTCTGACTTGGAATCCAGCTTCTGTAGTATCATCCAACAAAGGTGACCAATTTGTTGAAATGTCATCTGTAGCACCAGCTGTGTCACGAAAACAAATAGTATTACCTTCTGCAAGTAATGTTGTTCCCGTATTAGTATTAAATCTCTCTTCAGTTTCATTTATTGTTACTTCAGTTATTGTTGTAGTACTACCTTCTTGACCGAAAAAATCTTGAGCTTGAGTACTATATGAAGTATCAAGTCTTATTAATCTGGTTCCGGCCCTTTCTACAAGTGTACCACGAGTCCACACATCTTGTTCGCCAAAGAAACCCGAAGGTAATGTTGGTGTTGGGTCTGGTGGTAAAGGAGTGGGTGTCGGCGTCGGTGTCGGCGTCGGTGTCGGCGTCGGTGACGGTGAAGGTGGTGATGGTGTAGGAAACGGAGAAGGCGGTAATGGCGGTTCTGGTACAGGTGCGTGTGGTGAAGGTGGTGGAACCCAAGGCATAGTTTCACCATCCCATTCTAACATCTTTAATATAAGAGTGTTTTGTTTCCCACCCCATTTTATTTTTGACATTCTAATATCCCCCTGCAGCACCATGCACATTATTATTTAAATCTTGTTCTATGGTTTCTCGAACTTCTTGAGCGGTTTGTGTTATCGTTTGGGATTCTACTTGATTGGATGTATTACTACCATCATCCATAGTACCAATCATTCTCGCTACAAAATCAAACCCATCGGGTTCAGATTTTGATGGTGAATACAACGGCATCTCTTTAATTACAGATGGTATTGTCTGTTGTTCAAATGGAATCAATGGTTCATTCGGTAAAGGCATTTCATTTAATATAGCCGATGGATACACTCCTGGGTGATAACGCTCTATTTCATAAACTCTTCGTTCTATATGTGTTATAAATCCCCTTGGTAAAATAAATTCACCACCAACACTTCGTTTAGTATGTCGTTTCCATTTTTTTACCCCATCAATTTGAATTTTAGTTCCACCGAATCCATCTTTAAACGATATACGTGCATCCTCCGTACTTGGGCCTGGACTATTCCAACGTTGAATAACTTTACTTAAACTATTGAATGATGTTTTATATCTACTACTAGCAATATCATTTGGTATTAGTCTAATTTCCTTTCTATCATCAGATATTTTATGTACCCAAGCCGATAAATCTTTTATTAATAATTCTTTTCGGTTAGTATCTCTACCTTTAATACCAGCGTAAATTAAGTTATCGTCATCAATATACCAAGGTCTATCTGCTTCATTGGGGTACATTCGCTTTGGACCAGTATAAACTGTACCATTGTCAGCGTAAACCAATACAGTTTCATTAGTACCAAACTCTTCTCTTAAAAAATTATATTTAACATGGTACTTTCCTCTGATATAACCCTTACTTCTTAAATCATTGCCAGGTTTTGAAATTATTTGATTGTTCTTTATTTCATAATCTTTTGTTATAAAACTATCAACCAAATGTTCACCAGTTTCGTTATAGATGTGACACTCAATATAATCATGCACACCTGGTGTACCAGATAGAAATGGAGGCCAATCATAACCTGGTTGACCTACGGGGTAATTACCACCTCTTTCTAAGATTTGTTTATCTTCTTTTTTTAGTCTATCTATAGCCATTTAAGCTTCCAATAATATTGGTTTGTTTTTATAAATTCTTTTCATTTGTTTGGGTGTTGGGTATATCTTTTTAAATTTATATAAGTTCGGATAAATCTCTTCCGCTGATGTCCAATCTGTTATCATTCGTCCATCTTGTATAATCTTATTACCAACTACAATTTTTGTTATTTCTACCTTCTCTTTTGATTTTGTGTAATCTAATGGTTTTTTATCACACCAACAAATATCTACAAAAATATTTTCATCAACACCAAATTTAATTGCACTTAACATTAACTCGTGTAACTCTGAATATATAGGTTTATTTGTTAAAACTATATCTATATCGGGTGTTGTCCATTCTTCATTAAATCCACCGGCTAACCAAACATCATATTTTCCTGCATTCTTTAATTTAAAAAAATCTATTTTCCATTTACTAAATTTAGCTAAAGTTGGAAACCGCAAATTACAATTAAATTCGTAATTTCCATACTGCCAAATCATTAACTTCCTCCATAATCATAATCATCAACAAAATCCGTCCAATCTCTATCTGTTGAATCCGCTGGTGGTGGTGTGTATGTTGGTTCTGGTTCTGAGTGGGGATATCTTGATGTAAATGTTGTAGTAAAATTCCCAATGGTTAAATTAACAACTCTCGTTTGTTGTCCAACATTAGCTCTTGCAACTAAAACTCTAACAATATCACCCTCGTCTACCATTTGTGGATTAGATTGTGGTTGTCCATCATTAACTTGTATTTGTGACATTACCCCACTAACAAATGCTTGAACTGGTTGTGTTAAACCAACTATAGTTCTTGGTTCACTTGTTACTCTGGCTCCCCCACCACTACCTATCCAATCTGGAAACGTAAATGTTTCTGGTGTAACAACCATTGGTTGGTCTACCTCATCGGGTAATGGCGTTGGAAGAGATGGAGCTACTTGGTCTGTTACTTGTAAATTACCAGGGTTTGGATATCCTGGTGGTGCAATATTATACACAGAATAATTCATACTAAATTGTACGGGTACATCAACCTTACCATTATCTATACCAACAACTTCATTGATGACGGTTTCAATAATACTTCGTTGTGGTGTAAATCTATAGTGTTTAGCATTAACAGTAGATGGTGATATGGGTTTAACGGGTGTTTCACTTAATGATACTACAAACTCATTACTTTCAATACCACCGACTCTAGCTTTAAAAGTTCCATTACCCCAATTCTCGACATCATCGGCCGATATTGTAAATATACCATTTATCGGGTTTACAAAATCTGTAAAAACAAGTTCTTGTTGACCTACTCCAAGTATTTTATAAATACTTAACTCAACGGAGATAGCGTCTGGCCCAGGAGGCAATGCTGTTGGAGTTCCATAGCTACCGGCAGATGATTGTTCCTCACCAGCGGTATCTTGTTCATTTTTCATTTGTAGGATATTTGTATTATATCCACCACCCCATGATAACTTTGACATTTTAACTTCCTCCCATATCGGGATTTTCTTCTTCCCATTCCGCGAGTAATGTATCGGCTATAGCGTCGGAACTATCTGTTAACGCCCATCTGATAGTTATACCAGTATTTGCCTGAACAACACCTGGTGTTACTACTACTTGATTCATTTCAAGTTGGTCTAAATTTTCATCAACTGGTTCTACGTATGTTGCCGTGGTTGGCGAACTTTGGAAACCACTACTTTCCTTATTGGGATTATATGTTTCTTGTGCCATAGTTTACTCCTTAAAATCCTATTTTATTTTGTGTGTTAAAAGATTTATCACCAGGAGTTTGGCCTGGTGCTGGTCTTGAACTATTACCTGTTACTCCTCTAACATCATCCACTCCAACCAAGGTTCTTTTGTTCTGAACGGCCTTGTCTCTAGCTAAAGCACCTTCACTTTTTATTTCTTTATTAAAATCACTTTCATATTGTCTTCTATCCGTCTCTCTAGCTATATCACCAGCGGTTGGTAAGAGTGGTTCTCCAAGTATGTGTTTAGCTAATAAAGCAACTTGGTCGGCCGATTTAGCTAATTGACCAGTAACTTCATATAAATTTTCAACAATTGACTTACCTTGGTTAATTCTTTCTCTAACAAGTTCTAATGCTTGTTCATCTGGTTTAGCGAATAGTGGTGTTTTAAAATCTGAATCTCTATGTGCACCCAATAACGCATCGGTGTTTCTTAACCGACCACCTTCTATCCGTGGCCCCAATGAGATGGAATCATATAACTCATCATCTATTGATACCACCTCTTTCATCTCTTTCCCATACACTCTCAATACGGCTTCATTTCGAACTGGATATTTAACTTCATCTTGGTATAAACAGAATTTAAACAACCCATCGGTTATGTTTCCAACCGTATTTTTTTTAATAAAAGTACCATCTTTAATTTTTAAAAATGGTTTATCTGTTAATGTAAAGTCTCTATCAATCACTTCATCTAATGTTTCATTATCAATATTATGATTCCGAATCACCAATGGTTTTGAGATATATTGGTCTGGTTGTTCAAGACCCAATCCACTCCTAACGTCCTCGTATGATTGCAAAACACCATCAATTTCAAATGGTATTCCAGACCCAGTGATATCTGCCTTGACCATAGCCGAATCACGCCTCAACTCATATTCCTTCTCGTCTGAATTAACAAGAGTTTGAAAATAATCGTTGTCTAAAAGTTCTTTTGTTGTATAAGGCATTATCTCACCACTCTAAACTCAAAGTCATTATCTATTATTTGCACTACTTCACCAACTCCACTACCACTCGCTATCTTAAAATTAATTTTATAATTTCTTTCTGGTTGGAAACCCTTTAACCATACATCAAAGAAGTTCCCAGTAGTATCACAACCAATAAGAGAACCACTACCATAAGGTATGATAACATCTTCTGTATAAGCATCTCTTATCTGAAAGAATGTACTTCCACTTGGTAAATATTGTATTGTTATTGTATTTGTTGTAGTAGAAGACCACGTTTTAGCTGGATATCTATCCCTACCAATTACTCTAAATCTTACTTTCTCGTCCTCTTGATACTCTGGTCTAATTCCCCTCATGTACATTTCTACATTGTGTAAAGCACTTCCAGTTAATGGTGTTAATGAACCAGTATCCCATGTTGCACTATTCCAAACAACTTCTAATGTAGGCTGGTATATAGTATGTGTTTCTCTCGAAAAGAATTTAAAATGACCAAGTTGAGTCGTGTTAGATTCGGGTAAAGCTGTACTTGAACTTGGGTCGAAACTACCACTTCTCTTTACCATAAATCCTTCGTTTGGATATGAAGAACTACTAACAATCCAGTTGTTTACAATACCAGTTACGTTCATTCTAACATCACTAGCTTCGTTGGTGAACGATTGTGAAGCTTCTAAACTATGTTCATTTCCTATACCACTAAACCAAGTTTGACTACTATTACTACCAGTTACCCATTGGTCTGCAGTCGTTGTACCAGTTCTATACTTCCACGAAACACCCTCGGTGTCGTGTGGCCAATCTTCAAAATGTCCTTGTCCATTCTCCCAAGATTGACTAACGGGATACGCATATAACATATCACTTGAGCCCAATTCTTGTGAATTAGCATCATACAAATTCAAATAATATTCAGCGTTCGTTGGTATCAAACCACTACTATATGACGATGAAATATATGATATATCAAATTTAATTAAGGTTCTGGAAACATTAATTTGTGTTCCAGTGTCGTTCATATCTTTACGTATTTCTAATATTTCATCGAGACCAGTATTCTGACTTGACGTAGCGGGCCCTTGATATAAAGTAGCATCTTGTGTAGCAAATTCGTGATAATGCATTATGTTATACTCCCTATTACTTGACCTTTTATATCGGTATCTGGATATTTTAACTCAAACATACATGGGTCTAATGATGGGTAATATATACCATCCTTATAAGCCGCACCCATATCATAAATATGACCAGAGTACCCATCTGAAATTCTCCACTTGTTTCTTAACATAACTGGTAATTGTATTGGTTCACCAGGGCCGTCACCATCCAAGTCTATTGAAAATGGTATTAAAGTAGCTACACCATCAACTAAAGATAGTTCATATGACAACTCTGCAATAACAATTGGTTGGTTTATTTGCCATCTATCAATATCAAAAAAGTCTTTAATCTTCTGAATACACTTCAATAATACTTCTTCTTTGTTGTATCCTTTCTTAGTCATAATTTTAAAATCAACACCTATATTAACAATCCAAGCGTCTTTCAAATTTATAGCATCGGTAACCATTCTATATTGACCAATGTAATTTTTTAAGTTTTCTTTAACAGCTTTATTAAGAGTTGTTAAATGTTTGTTGTAATCGTATCCAAGTAAATACATATTTAAAGCTAATGGATTCGGTATCCTCGTTGGAACCTTTGGAGCTCCAGTTGCTGGTGTATCATCTTGTCCATATAGTTCTTTATCAATTGAAAAAATCCCAGAACCATCACCAAGTTCTTTCTGAAATTGGAATTGGGCTCCTTCCAATTGTTCATCAGGAACTATGTACGATTTAGCTACAGCACCATACTTAGCAGGCATAGAATACGCTCTCATCATGTAATCTTCCTTGGTTACGGCTCTACCTTGAGCTGTAAAATATGCTAATGCATTTTGTCTAATTTCAATTAATGATTCCTTACCTTTACCACCACGAGCTGGATTCGGATTTATGACTCCAACCGAATTTTTAGTAGCTGTTACTGTTGCAGACTCAAGTCCACGTGGGTCTAAATTGGTGGAAATAAAATTTATTTGTTTGATAGAACCCTCTCCAACATTGTGAGCAACACCACCACCATGTGCATATTTTATGGTCAATGTAGTGTTCGATGGAGCTAGTCCGTATGCTTTTGTTTTCAAAAAATTACTTGGGTCGAATGTTTTGTCTAACATCGTAACACCACCTGGTAATGAAGAACCCACATTATCTGGATTTGGTATGATTTCCTCGTCAGCTCCAGCCGATACCCCAGCACCAAACCTCAATTCCGTTTTATCATCAGACCGAATATACTTTGTGAACCTTCTTGGTGTCTTTATAAGTTTAATTAAATATGGTGTATCGTCAGAATATTGTGATAACGTTGGGTCGGTTGTACTTGTATTTGATATATCATCAAACACAATATCTTTCGCTAAAAAGTCAACTTCATACCATTTATTTCCATCACTATCTGTTACCGAAATTATATCTGAAACATTTGTCTTGGATAAAGCTATTCTATCATATTTTTTAGCAGTTGTAAATATAAAAGTATCTGTTGTTATTGTACCACTTAAAACGGATACTGATTTTTTCAAAAGATATTTAGTAGGAACATTCCCCGCCGTTTCATATATACTAACTGAACGTTTATCAAGTGAACTTGAATACGCAAAGTTTACATCTTCTTCTGTACGAAATACTACACCAGTTTTTGATTGTAATTGTAATCCAGAATTAACACTTAGAGCATATCTCATGTCTGGTTTTGTACTATCACCAGTACCAGTGGCTGGTACAGTTTGAAACACATCAACTATTGTAGATGATGGTGTAGATAACTTTGGTTTATAACCCAACGATTGGGCTATTTCAAAAACATTGTCGAGTTCTTCCGCGTAAGATAGTAATGATTCTTTAAATCTATCATCCACATAATAAGATAATACATCACCAACATACGATGCCATTTCAATGAACATCATACCTGGGTCTGATTCATTAAAATCATTGTATGTATTTGGAAAATATGTTTTAGCAAATTCTATTAAATTAGTTCTAAACGAACTAAAGTCTCTACTTAAATATTTTACTTCCTTTTTTTGTAATTTCGCCGCACTAGCCATTTAAATCTCCTAAAAGTTAGAAACAAATGTAAGTTGTATTGTTTCAAGAGCTTCTGGTTCTATTGTTACTCCAAACTCCAAATCTACATTAATTTGATTCGATGATTGTTTGTCAAGATTAACATCAATTCTGTTCATAACAACGTGTGGTAACCACCTTGTTATAGCTTCTTTTATACTATCTTCTATTTTCGCGGTAGTATCTTCACCAACTGGTTCGAACAACGCACTATATATATCACAACCAAACTCTGGTAGAAATGGTCGTTCACCTTTCATAGTTAGTAATAAGTTTCTAATATTACTACCAGTTTGTTTTAATGTTGTTTGTGTCTGTTCAAAAAATCCAGCGTTGGATTTACCAAGTGGTAATGATAAACCAATAAACACATCGGGATTCAAATCATTTTCTAATGCACCCATTTATTATACTCCCTTCTTCTTATCCATAGCTTTCATCATAGCACTATAATCTTTTGTTAAAGCGTTTGTCACGTGGTCTGGAACTTGTTCAACATTAACACCTGCTTTTTGCATAGTTTGAACTGCTCCAACTTCTCTTTTACTTTGGTCTGACGTACCATAACCCATTACTTCGGCCATTCTGGAAGAATCAAATGTTTTTCCACCCATAGTCGGCCACGAATCTCCACCACCTTGTATTCCACCCTTTGTTTCATTTAAAATTTTATTCAAAGATTTATCCTTAGTATAGTTTACGTCCTTTGTCTTTGTCGGTTTTTTAGTAAACTCGTCTTTTATAGATTCAAAACTTAAAGGTTCTACCTTATCAATAAATATTTCCTCTTTAAGTTTTCTGATTTGCTGACGGACTTTTCGTTCAACTATTTTATCTATAACTTCAATAAGTTCTCGTTTTTTCATTATTAACTCCTATTATATTAACCTCTTACTCCAGATGTTGTCGTTACTTGTTCTACTTCTCCAAGGACATCTAAAATATATATATTTTCATGATTTTTAAATACCGTATCATTCCAAGTATCAATCTTTGGTGATTGACTTCCTATCCAATCTTCATCAATAGAAAACCCACCATACGCTCCATCAAAAACTTCATACCCAATCTCACCTCTTGATGATAGTGGTACTATCGGCCAGGGTGGTATAGTTACACCAGGTGTATTTGGAACTGGTCCAGCCGGAGTAACTAAAGTATCACTTGTTATAATACCAGGATTAAATACTAATAGTGGTATTATATGTTCACCAACAACTGGACACATTACTATATAAATATGTACTGAGTCTACGAATTGGTTGCAAAAGTGGTCAATTATCTCCGATGATTCACCCCAATATCCAATTCGTCCATCAACTGTAGTCAAAAAATTTATAAGATTTTCAATTAAATGTTCTTTTGCATCTTCTCTATCTACTACTTTAGCTAATCCAAGACCCATCGTACTCAATGGAATGGGAATACCCTCGGAATTTGTTTTACCAGTCGGAACTATTGGCCCAACACTTGGTATATTTTTATCAATTCTTATATCTGGTGTATCTGATATTAGAAGAACACTTCCTTCTTCCATATACTTATCTAACGCATCTGCGAAACCCTCCGAAAAAATTCGTATACTTTCTTCTGATGTTTCACCCTCTGGTGCCGAACGACTATATACTTCAAATAAATCTTTTTGTAATTGTACTTTAGCTGGTGAACCACTTGTTGATTCCCAAGATAAATCTATATTACCACTTGTAATTAAACTACCAGGGTTTGGTTGTCCCACATCGGCTGGTAATAAGGTAAGGGATATATAATTACCATTATCTTCAATCCCCTCTATTATATAAATTCCCCCATTAGAACCTTGTTTTATTTCCACTTTAGTTTTACCTGGTATTTCATTTAAATCATATTCTCTACCACTTTTATCTAATCTTGAAAGATGTATACCAGTTATACCTTCCATCGTACTAGCTGGTGTTGGTGGTGGTTGTGACTCTACAGCCAAACTCCTTGGTATTGAATCATATTCATCAAATAGAGTTTTTGCATCTACCCATATCTTTTTTGCATCTTCCCATTCCTTCTTAGATGCCTCAGTCTTAATCTGCTTACCATCATGTTCACTTTTTAATTTTCTCCAAGTGTCGTCCTTATTACCCATGTCTACATCCAAACGTTCAAGTTCTTCAGAGTCAAACTCTGGATTATCAACTACAAGTGGTTCTGGTGTTTCACCAGGTGCGGGTATATTAGTTTCTATAAAATATTGTCCAGGATTTTCAATTAAATTTTTACTTTTAACTTTATCATGTTTTGTTTCGAAACCAGAAATAAATCCCAAATGTAAAAAAGTTGCTTCAAACCTACCCCTATCAGAATCTTTAGTGACCGAACCAGGTATTGTTGTAAACGAACCATACGTATCTACAAGACCAGGAGCTAATTTAGTATTTGGTGCTGATGTATCTCCGACTATTTCTTTACCAACAATATAATCATCTAACATATTAGCTAATCTATTGGTATAAATTTCCCAATAGTCTTTTGTCTTACTTGTATCTGTCAATTGTCCAAGTGAACCATCTATTAATCCAGCTACTTCACTTTCTAAAATAACTAATTCATCAAAAAGTTTTTGTGAATTTAGTTTGGGTATTTTTTCTGTTAACGGCATATTATCTTGTAAAATTTACTTCACTATTAAATGAAGCTTTAGCTATTTTATCCAAATCCATTTCTAATGCTTGAAAGATTACTCCATTAGCTAATGTACCTGCTGGCCCAGGATAAACTAACATTTTAATTGTACCTATAAGAGATGATAAAAAGTTTACCAGTTGAACACCATTAACTACTGGTTCTGTATTAGTTGTATCTCCAAGATATATTTTTGGACTTGTTATCACAGTTTTTGTTTTAGTAACTAATTCAAAATCTTTTTCGGATGAAAAACCAACTACACCTTTAGTATTAACATTAACACCATTTTTTGCATCAACTACAAAAAAGTTACCAGCATTAAAATAGGTATCTGTATTTGTATACGAATATAGTCCATCTGTTTTGGAATTAAAAACTACTCTATCTGTGCATAAAATAATTTGTTGACCACTTAATTCTGTTGGTGGTTCTTTTGGTATAGTATCCGAATACTCGGCGGTAAAATTACTTATTGTATGACCACCGAGACCAAAATGATATAAAGTTTCCTTACCAAAAACATCTGGATTTGTTGCTCTATTTAGTGGTATAGTTTCATTTGTAGTCATGTATAACGAAGAACCATCTGCGTTTATATCTTCAATTACATATGGTTGAAATTTTCCTTCATCCACTTTAGCTTTTTCAAATTCTTCTATATCCTCATTCTTATTCTGTTTACCTAAACCCGTTAATTGACCAACTCTCATTTTTATATTTGGTGAATCTATATCACCATCTTCATCAACCGTACCTTCTCTTCCCAAATCACTATCATCACTTATGTTACTTCCAAATCTGATAGTATTCCCAAATCTACCTTGTATAGTTAAATCACCTTCATATGGTTTTAATTGTCTGATATATCTTTTTCTTTGGAAATATTCACCAAGATTAAATCCACCACTATCCGTATCGGTAGGTTCTTTTTCGCCACTATCTACGTCAGCATAATCTTCAGTATCAATTTTTGACATTTGTGAAACTGTACTCAATCCTGGAACCGAGTTTGTATTTATACTGGATAGAAAATTTAAAGTTTGTGTATAAAATTGTGTACCAAGATAATTTACACAAACAACATACTCGCCTTTAAGTGGAAATTGTTTAAAGTTTGATTCCAATGGATACAACCAATTACACTCATCGGCCGATTTCCCCTGGTCACTATTAAGCAACCTAACTTTGGCCATTCCAATGTATGTAAAGTTAGAATCACTTACATCTTCTACACGGGGTTGTCTTTCTAACAAATCTTCTTCTGTTAATAAAATATCTATTACTTCACCAACTTCCAATTCGTAAAATTTCTCCGAATCACTTAGATTCTTTACCATGTTGGCAACAGAACCAAAATTTGTTAACCCGCCAAGTAGAGTTGGTAAACTTTTCTTCTTTTTCTTCTTTATATATGCCATATTAATTTAAAGCTTGAATTTCGTCTTGTATATCATCTTGATTTTTTTGAATATCATCTACTGTATCTTGTATACCTTTCATCAGTTGTTCCTTTTCTGCTTCAGTTAACCCAAATTCACTTTCACTACCACCTTTATTCTCTGCAGCAATTAATCGTTGAACAATAGCGGCTACTTTTACAAGTTGCTCATCATTTTTAACATTTATTTCTAAATATTCCTTTATCATAGGGACTATTTGGATGGCCGTATCACCATCTTTGATAAATTGAACAATTTCCTTTGTCAATACATCAAGTTGTTTCCTATTATGTTCTGTATTTTCGTAAATATCTTTAAATAAGTCCGAGAGAGTCTTTCCCTCGAATATTTCGTAATCGTTAGACATAGTATTTTCCTATATTTGATAGATGAATATAACCCAATAATAAATATCTTTTTTATTAAAATACATCTATATATATGATAT